AAACTTTGGTGATCAAAAAGAAATAGAAACACAACTTCAGAAACTAGCAGACATTACAAAAACAGGTGATAGGGTATATTGGAGACAAAATACATTTGGAAATGATCATCCATTCCATGATGATTCTAAAAAGGTTAGATTCTTTTTATGGTCTCCTGAAAAAAATGCTTATTATTGCAAAAAATATAATTTTACATTAAACGATATACAAGACGACGCTACTAATAGACTTTACGCAGAGTGGATTAAAAATTAATATGATAGACCAAAAAGCACAAGACTATTTCTATAGAAACATATGGCAATCAAACATACATTTGTTCAAATACTCAGGAGACAATTTAGTAAAAGAAATTAATAAACTTAAACCAAAATTAGTAATAGATGCCGGTTGTGCCTTAAACTTTTTCAAAGGCAAGATCAATAATCTTGTAGGCTACGATCCTGTATTCAAAGAAGCAGATATAGTTTGTGGACATTTTGATGCACCCTTTAAACCTGAATGTGCTGATGTAATACTAGCATTAGGTTCTATTAATTGGGGCAATCATGATGACATAGCCAGTATGCTAATCAAAATAAAGTCTTGGTTAAAGCCGGGTGGTAGACTTTATATGCGAGGTGCACCAGGCGGATACAAAAGTGATAGAGGATTACAATGGTTCCAGTGGGGACTAAAACAAGTGCATGAATTTGCTAGACTAATGGACTTTGATGTTGAGTGGTGTGAACTAGAATATAATACAACAGGTCCTGATGGTGGCACACTTCCAGAAAGACTATGGCCACATAGATACGTTTGGCTTTATCGTAGAAAACTAATCAAGTAATTTTTTAACTTCTGGAGGTAGAACTGGTTCATCCATTCTTTCTGGATGCCAAACCATTCCATAAATTGGAAGTGTATTATGTTTAAATGCTTCTGGGTTACCTTCTAAGTCATATGCTATTGCAATAAAATCTTTAGGCAATTTTTCTATACGTTGTGTATGATAACATCTTACATTATATTCTTTATCGTACATTTTAATTGTATGTTCTTTGTCTACATGATTATCAATATATCCGTTTACTCCTCCACAAATATCATTAATAACAAAAGCACCATGGCATATACCAACAATAGGTTTGCCTTTTTTAAATGCATCTTCATACAATAAGTTCTCTGTTTTATTTCTTGCAATACTATCCGGACCACCTGTCAATACTAAACAATCATAATCATTATCTGGTACTATATTGGAATTAGGAACAGGTATTAAGTTATGTTTAGATAATAATGTGTAATAAGCACGTTCTAACGCATCAAAAACAAATAGTCTGGGTGGTTTAATATACTCTATTTGGCTAATAATAATGTTCATTTTGTTAATATATACCGAATATCGTTCACTGCATCATGGTATTTGGTAAATACTGTTACGTTTAAACGCAAAAATACGTAAAAGGAGAAACATATGTTATCAGGAAAACAATTCGTAAAGAAACTTGAGCAAGACAATGAAGCTCTTTTCAGAGCATCTGAGTTACAGATCAAGCACTATTACGAAAACGTAACAGACAAGGACGAGTTGGTTGACAACTTTACTGGTCGTATGGTTAATGAAAGAATGAACATGGAAGAAATTTCAAGAGAAATATCGGCTCTACCAGCTGGTACTGATCCTGAAAAACTTGTTTTACTTTCAAAACAAGCACACGACGAAGCGAAGCACTTTCAATTCGTTAGAGAAGTTGTAGAATATCTAACTGGCAATAAACTGGATATGCAAAAAGCAGTAGAAAGCCACCAAGATAGACTAGAACAAAAAGGCGCGGCACTAATCAAGAAATACAACTGCAACAGCAATCCTTTGATGTTAGCATTGTATCAATTACTTGCAGAAGGCAGAGCGGCTAGAAACTGGGCTATGATGGCAGAAACAATTGAAGATAAATTTATATCTTCTAGATATGCCAAAATTGCTAAAGATGAAAAATTCCACGCTTCTATTGGAAGAATGGAACTTGAGAAACTTTGTAATACACAAGAAGCTCAAGATGAAATCAATTCAGTTATCAACAACTTCAGAAAAGACTTATTTGCAATAACATCTTCAAAAACTGGAACAGTAAAAGAATCTGTTCAGTTAATGGAAACATACGCATAATAAGAATTTAAATTCTTAAGACTAAAGGGCGGTAATTTTATCGCCCTTTTTTTATGACTTAAATATCAGTATGGAACACAGCAAAGATTATTCAGAAAAAATATTAAAAAAAATTGATGACGATTTACAAGATTCAGATCAAACAATTAAAAACTTAAAAGCACACACAGAAGTTAATGCACTCAAAACAGGTAAGAAACTAGAGTACGGAAAAAGTCGTTGGGACTATGAAAAGAAAAGAGCATTAGAAAGAGGTGCATATCATTTTGACTGGAGCAAAAAAGATAATATTGAAGATGTGTTAATGTTCCACGGTAACATTGATATGGATTGTGATTACTTTATCAAAACATACGGTGACGCCGCATTAGACAACGCAGTGCATTGGGCAACACGAAACAAAAGTGTTGGCGGAAACTATGCAATAGATCAAGAAGTATATGATATAGTTAGATCAGGTGGTGATCCAGAAAGTAAAATATATGGTAGAGCGAATATGTTTACTGATCCAAAAGCGATTGCACTTGCTGAAGGACTTCTAGGGCTCTATGATTACGAATTAAAATTACACTCTCAGGTATGTGGTCAATTATTACATATGCACATGGACAACTTTGCGGCAAGGCTAGACAGACAAAATACGTTTGACGAGCTTGATTACGATGTTGATCCAAAAAAAGTACATAGGTTTGTAGTATTCTTAAACGATTGGAGTATGGGACAAATATGGCATCAAGGTACAGCAACACATACACATTGGAAAGCAGGAGATATTATTAGTTGGCATTGGCAAGACTTTCCACACGGTACAGCAAATATGGGTTGGGACACAAGATATATTTTGCAGTACACAGGTAGAACAACAGACAAAACTTGGAAATTTATTGAAGGAACTAATAAAGATTCCAAGCATACTTTAGACATTCATAATGGATGAAAAAAAGAGATCACTAGCTAAAGTCGTTTCATGGAGATTAATTGGGTTAATAGTATGGCCAACGGTTAGTTACGCAGTGACAGGTAATTGGGCTGAAACAGGAATACTAACAGGAGCATACTTGTTTATGACTTTAATGTACTACGTTCATGAACGTGTTTGGGATAAAATTAAGTGGGGAAGAGACAAATAAACAGTATTTCCAATAGACTTTTAATATAATTCTGCTATAATATTACTTAAATACCATATATGCAGAATGAAACTAGAAGTTTACTGGAAGAATTAACTAATATGCCCTTGTCAAAAGACAAGGAAAATGTAGTAGAAAGCAGAGCATCTCACATTATTGAATCTGCTATAAGACTTATATCCTTCATTAGAGAAAACTTTGATCCCGAGACTGCATATAAACTAGAAAAACGATTTCATTCATCTATTAAAAATATGGATAGTAACAAATTTTCAAAAGGTGTTGCTCGCATTAAAGAAAATAGAGACATTAAAGATAATGTTCTAAAAATTAAAGATGGTGAATACAAAGAGGACTAACCATGTTGATAGAAGATGTCCTATTAGAATTTAAAAGGACCCACCTAGAACATATAGAAGATATTATTATTACAGATGGCTACAATGGAGGCAAAGCTGTAATAGATTACTTCCGTGGATTATTAGTAACACTTCAAGGCACGTCGTCTGAAGCTATGTCTGTTTCAGTTAAATGGGATGGAGCACCTGCCGTTGTATGTGGTACTCATCCTGAAACTGGAAAATTCTTTGTAGGTACTAAATCAGTATTTGCTCAAAATGCCAAAGTAAACTACACTAAAAAAGATATAGCAAACAATCATGGAACAGAAGATTTAGGACAAAAACTATTAAAATGTCTTGTACACTTAAAAAAATTAAACATACAAGGAGTAGTACAAGGAGACCTACTGTTTACTGACAATGACATTGTAAGAAAAAACTTTAATAATGTTCCACATTTAACATTTAAACCTAACACCATTACATACGCAGTACCAGAAGATTCTGATATTGGTAGACAAATAGATACTGCTAAAGTAGGAATTATATTTCATACAACATACAATGGTGAAGTACTTGCTGATATGACAGCATCCGCAGGAGCAGACACTGAATCATTTTCAAAATTACCCGATGTATTTTTTGACAATGCAACATACAAAGATGTGTCAGGCTCTGCTAAATTTACAGCAGAAGAGACACAAAAATTTATGAGTGGTATTGAAAAGTTAGAAGGACTACTTAATAATGTACCACGTAATCTTTCAGACTTGTTAGGACAAAACAATGACTTTGTGGGTTACTTCCAATTATATATTAATGCAATGGTTAAACAAGGACAACTACCAAACAATATAAATCAATTTTTACAAGGTTTTAAAAAGTTTTATGCAGAAAGAATGCAACAACAAATTGCAGGATTAAAAGCACAAAAGGCATTACAATTAAGACAAGATAAAATGAAACAAATGCCAGTATTCATGGCTAGAATTAAAAAACCTTTACAAGCGATGCTAACATTTTATAAGTCAGTACAACTATTAAAAGGCTTTGTACTTAAAAAAATGAACCAAGCAATGGCTATTGGCTCTTTTGCACAAACTAACAATGGACTAGAAGTAACTGATCCAGAAGGATTTGTTGCTGTTGATAAAACTGGTAATGCTGTTAAACTTGTAGATAGATTAGGGTTCTCAAGAAGAAACTTGGCTGTTGTCAAAAAATTCCAAAAAACTAATTAAAGTTTTATTAACTTCCTCACTTAACTTTTCTTTATTAAAAAGTGTATCATAATTATGTTGTCTTAATGCAATTGTCTGACGATATATATCTTGCCAATCTTTTGTTCTTAAATCTTTACACAACGAAACAATCTTATCAATTTTTTTATCTTTATCGTTTTCTAAATCATACGATTCATCAAAATAAGAACCAAATGTTTTAAATCCTATCTCTCTTAATTTTTGTAGATACAAATGATTACCATGGACTACAAATACGTGTTGAGCCATAATAGGTTTCCATATTTTCTCAGTCATAAAAACGTCTGTATCATTATCGTTAGTTTCAGAAACTATTGAACAGACTGTATCAACATATGGCATTTCTGTTATGTCTTGATCCTTGCCCCAACGTGGATAGTCTTTAGGATCTATACCTGGTAACTCATACTTCTTTTCCAATCTACGTTTTGGTTCTCCTTCAACAAACGTGTATATACTATTATCTAATACACCTTGTTCCAACAATTTATTGTAAAGTTTAACTCTATGCTTTCTTGGTTCTTTATTCAAATATAAGAAGTCGTGTTTTTTATACCAGTAACTACCAAAGTGATCATGAGTAAATTTAAACTTATTGTTTAAATGCTTATCATACATATACCACCAGAACCAACTAACGCCACCTGTCCAATTAAATGACGTTACTCCTTCTATATCGTTTGGATATATATTACCAGCATTAATATTTTCTTGTGATTCCCAAGGTGACGCCATTATAAATTTAAACCCTTGACTATGCAATAGCTTAACTCTTTTTAATAACTCTACTTGATATTCTGAATTAGCACATATTCTATTATTAGCAATAGTTCTATCAATAAAAGCAAACCGTCTATTATATGAATCTAAATCATAATTGTGTAGAGTGTAGTACTCTCCTGTATAATCTATCTTTTGATCTGGTAAAGAGTGTGCATCTAAAAACCGTTCATAAGACTGATGATTACCAGTTTTCATTAGATCAGTTAGGAAAAAATTACGTTGCATCTATCTATAAATATGTGTATGATAACATCCTTTTTACAGTATGTAGCCGAGGGTAGGGTCGTACGAAGACAAAGTGACCTTGCAAGATATACATTCCAAGAAATTACAGAGAGAATATATCTTAGTTTTCTTACATTGGCACTATTAAAAAACTTTTCGCAAACAGCAAGTTTTGTAAAATCTTATGCTGGCCAAACACTAACATATGGTTCATTTGATAGAGTACGAGGTACAGCAAATGACCTTCATAATATGTTAGCCATAGTAGCAGGTGATCCAGCTATTGTTCAAAAACTAGCAAACAAAAATGCCGCAATGGCCTTAAGACAAAGACAAACTGTTCCTGTAACATCTATAAAAAGATATCTCAGAGATTTTAAAAATGACTATAAATTTTTAACACAATTAGAAGTAGCATTGGGTATTAGCAATCCTGACTATAAAAATTTAAGACGTGCCATTACTGATTATATTTCTTTAGATATTAAACGAAAAAAAGTTACTGCTACAAGATTACTACAAGCACTAAAGGCTAAACTACCAGGAACTGACTTACAAAGACAAGCACAGGCATTTGCTAACAAACATCATTTAGAATTAGATGATGTAGTTGATGCAGAAAGAACAGTACCTGGTGTAGAACTTACTCCAAATGAAATGCAGGCATATAGACTCCTTGTTGGATCATCTAATGTTAGACGGGCAAAAGTTGCCGCTGATATGATTAGACAAGGTAAGGCAGTACCCGCTCCTGTAATGGTTGCTTATGCACCTATCGTAACAATGATAGATGACATAGCTAAAGGTGGTTATTCCTTTGTTAAACTATTACAAGTAATTCATGCCAGAGCAAAATCTAGAAGAACGTAAAATGCATCCATCTGAGTTTTGGACAGTAGACGGAAATCATTCTCAACCAACACTAATAAACGATACCACTGGACGATATAGACAAGAACGACAAAGAACAAACGCATTAAGATATGTTAAAAGTAAAAGAAATTGTATAGACATAGGCAGTCATGTAGGCCTATGGACTCGCGAACTTGCATCAATATTTGAACAAGTATATTGTTTTGAACCTAATCCAATCTTTATAGAATGTTTTAAAAAAAATATAACTGAAACTAACGTACAATTATTTCAATATGGATTGTCTAATAAAGAACATACAACATCAATGAAAGAAACCAATTCCACAATGATGACTGAAGAGCCTGGCAGTATACAATGTCGAACACTTGATAGTTTTAATTTAAACAACATAGACTTTATTAAAATTGATGTCGATGGTTTTGAAGTTAGAGTTTTAAACGGTGCAATTGAAACTATTACAAGAAACAAACCAGCTATTAATATTGAAATGAAAAAAGAAAAAAGGCCAGCAACTTGTATAGAGATAAGAAAAATCCTCAGTCATTTAAGCTACTATCCTCGAAAAAGAACTAGATCTGACATAATCTGGACAAAATAGTTATATAAACACTAAATTTACCAAATCTTTTACTAAATAGATGCAACATGACACCGGAGCGGTGTCGTAGTCATTAAATCAGATAATAAGGAGGATTTAAAATGGCAGGACAAGTAAAAGTAAATCCAGCGGCAACTACTGTACCAATGAATGTTGTAGGTAAAGATCTACAATTTTTCACAGTTGATTATATCCAAGATATATCATCTAAAACAGGACCGTTGAGTGCTCAAAAAGCGGCAATAGATGCAATTCAATCGACTTGCACTATATTAGCGGCAGGACCACTAGGAAACTCAAACACTGAACAAACGTTCATGGTTGAAGGTTCCGACGTAACAGTAGCGGCTACTTTACAAGCGGTTATCCGTGCATTAGGAACAGTTGATTCATTTGATCATTCCGATGACACAGTAACAGCAAAAACTTTAGTAATAGCTGTATAATAATAACAACTAGATACGAGTTTTTAGTAAAACATTAAAAGGGCGGACATTTATTTGTTCGCCCTTTTTTCTTTAATTAAATATCTAAAAGCATAATGCACGAATACAAAGTTCACACACTAGTTGATATAACAGAAAATGGTAATTTGAAACAAGCATTTCCATTTAAAACTATTAGTGGGGAAGTAGTACATGATAAGACAAGTCTTGCCGTAACACGAAATCAAAATTCAAATTTTGCAACAGTACTACAATTATTACAGATGAGAGCAAACATTACTTGGGAAATACCACCTACTAGAATTAATCAATCTGTTGCTAATATGCGATTTGGTTCTAACTATGAAGGTAAACAAAATAGTTGGCACTTCCAATTTTTTACAGAACAAAGTGAGGTATATGGAAGTAGTCCCGATCCTATTGAATTTGTTACTGCAGATTTTGATCTTGTACCTATCCTATCATTTTGCAAAGAAACGGTTACATTTCCTACTAATACATTTCTTACATACGATCCACAATCGATAAACACATACTTTTCATACGCAGGAGAAATTAATAAATAATAATGATTAAGGCATACACAGGCAAACATAGGCAGTTAAGGCATGACACAGGCAGAGTACCTAGCGGTAAAAAGAGATATATTCGAATTAAAGAGAGAATTAAATTTTATGCCAACTGAGTTAGAAAAAACAAACCTAGAAGCACACGTTGACTTATGTAGTGAACGATATAAAGGACTACATGACAGGCTATCTGCTATTGAACAACGTCTAGGCAAAATTAACGAAGACATGAAAACAGGACAAAAATCTCACTCCAAAACAATTATAGCCACAGCAGGTACAGTTATAGCAGGACTACTTTCAACTATGGTGGTTCTTTTAATGAAAATGCCTGGCTAATATTACCACAACAAATGTATATAAAAATAGCACCAGGTGTTCAAGTTTGGATTACTAATGAACAATTAAACTTCATTAACAAATATAAAAACCATATATCATTCCGAAGCTCGGAATTAGAAATAACAGAAATTGAAACGGCTAAAATATTAGCATATAAGAGTATTTTTGTAAGAAAAAAACTTGACAACGATGTTCAATACGCTGTAAATAGACATATAAAATTTGTTAGTAATGCCAATAAAAAATGAACATAAACCGTTTAGCGAACTTGTAAAGCAAATTGAGGCCTACGGACTCAAGGATAAACTTGCTGACCTGGCACATAAACAAGAAGCAAAAAGACCATTTCATCATTTACCTAAACAATTTTCTAAAGGAATCCTAATAGGAAATATAGCTATTGTACCTAAGAAACATACAGGTACTCGTTATATCTACGTTATTGCAGACATGATTAAAGCAAAGATACTATATGATCATATTAATCTAAAACAAACAGCAATTCTAGTAGCCCATAATATAGCAGACGGAAATCAAGCCCCGGAGCAAGTATTAGAACATGATACACATTTTGCATCACAATTATTTAATATTACCAATGCTAAACGTATGATGAAAATAGCCTATAACGAAAACAACGAAGCAGATGCAGAAGTATATCTACAAAAATTACAACACGCACACGATCTTGCGGATCAATACAAAGCAAAAATACAAGGAATTTTCCAATCTACCTTTAAGTGAAAACGACTAAATAATGATATGCAGAGCATAGAGCTAACAAAACCAGTTACAACCGAGTCTTTACTAACAGAATTTGAATCTAGATTTAATCAAACCATGGATCTAAGCAGATTTACTAGAGAAGAATTAGAAGATACTGCAAACAAAGTAAGAACTAGAATTCACAACATTACACAAAACGAACACTTTGGACATGAACTAAAAAATCATGACTACCAAAAAAATCAAATGATGCTTGATATAATAAATCAAGCCATTAAAGAATATGGTCAACAAAGTCCAACAATAGATAATCCAATATTAGCTAAAGCAAGTAAACCAATTAAAGATAAACTTTCAAAAGGACAAGCACTAACACCTCCTGAAAGAGGAGCGGCTTCAAAACTTATGGCAAATAAAGATGTTAAAGAAGGCGTAGAAGAACAATCAGAATTAATACTTGCGGCTAAAGATATGATGGATAAAGTTACAGCATTCCTAGAAGATTTAGCTACAATGAAAACAGAAAGTATGTTAGAACTTGCAGACAGAATTAGAGATGAAATGGGTGCAGAAAAATCAGATGCTTTCTTACAAAAAGTTAAACCTGCTATTGAACAAGCAGAATCAACACTTGGACAAACAAGACAAGAGCTTGACAATGGTGTAAGAGTACTTACAGGTGAAGAAGTTGCAACAGACACAATAGGTGGCGACGACACAATGAATACAGACGGAGACGAAGTTGGACTAGATGATTTAGATGATTTAGAAACAGATGAATTTGGTGCCTCAGATGCAGAAGCAGGTGGAACAGAGCCTGAAGGCAGAGAAACTAGAGAATCCAAAGAAGTATTCGAACAATCTAACAGAATATATTCCAAACTAGCAGGGAAGTAATTCCATGCGTTTTAACGAATTCAAAAACACAGATAAACAATTAGAAAGTGCATTAGTTAATACACTAATGAATCTTCAAGGTGATGCTGATGATAGAAACACATCTGCAGAAATAAGTTTTGATGCTGTAAAAGAAATAATGAGAAATACAGGTTATCCGACATTCAGCTATGACCTATTCAAACAATTATATGATAATGGTAAAACTCTTAAAAATGTTGTAAAAGATTTTGATCAAGACACTATTAAAATTAAAACAGAAAAAGACGCAGAAACAGATCCAGAAATGGATTTTGACAATCAAGGCTCTACTGACAAGGTAAAACAAATGGCAAAGTCAGCCATGAACCGAAGAAAATAATACAAGCATACATACAATTATGAGTGAATATATTAACATTCATAATTTAAATATTATCAACGCCGAACTTACCAATTATTGTAATGCATCTTGTCCAATGTGTCCACGGTTTGATTTTGATTTAAATTTAATAAAAAGTATTACCAACAATTCACACACTACATTAGAAACAATAAAAAACAATATAGGACCTAAAGTATTATCTCAATTAAAAAGATTTTACTCATGTGGTGTATTAGGAGATGGCTCTATGAATCCTGAATGTTTAGAAATTTATGAGTATATAAAACGTTGTGGGAATTCTAATTTATCATTAAACACAAATGGTGGAGCAAGAGCTACTGACTTTTGGAAAGAGTTAGCCAAGTTAAATGTTGAAGTGACATTTTCAATTGACGGATTGGAAGATACAAATCATTTGTATCGTAGAAATATTAAATGGGATAAACTAATGAACAATGTAGAAGCTTTTATATCAGCAGGTGGAGAAGCAAATTGGGATTTTTTAATATTCAAACATAACGAACACCAAATAGAACAAGCAGAAGTATTATCTAAAAAATTAGGATTTATTGATTTTAGGAAAAAATATACAACAAGATGGAATGACTTTAACAGTGATGGTGATTGGATACAACGAGAATCAATACAGGTAGATGATTATAAATTAGAAAAAGTTGTTAAAAAAACAAAGGCCCCAGGTGGATCCATTACACAAAAGTCTAAAATTACAGATACTTTCACAACACGAAAAATTAATTGCTTTTCATTTCATAAAAATAAGAGTGAAATTTATATAGCGGCAAACGGAGATGTTAGTCCTTGCTGTTGGTTAGGTGATTTAAAAATACACGAAGCAAAAAACATTATAAACGATTATACAAAAGTTAATATTAATCATTGTAGTCTCGATGAAATATTATCAGGTGACTTCTTTAAAGAATTAGCAAACGGTATTGAAGGACAACAAAATGCTTACCGTCTACAAACTTGTTATCATACCTGTGGAGTTCAAGCATGAGTAAAACTTACTGTGATTTTCCTTTCGAACATCAATATGTTCATATGTCTGGTTCTGTAAGATTATGTTGTGCCACTATGGAAAATGTTACAGATAAAAAAGGCAATAGAGTACATATGAATAATGATTCATTACAAAAAATATGGAATAATGAATACATGAAACAAGTAAGACTTAAAATGAAAAACGGAGAACAGTTGAAAGCCTGTTCAAAATGTGTTGATCAAGAAGCACGTGGTTACAAATCTATGCGTAAGGAAATCAGTCAAGAAAAAAATTTAAACAAAGTTAAAACCGATGGATCTATAGATATAATGCCACACTCAATGGAACTACACTTTGGTAATATGTGTAATCTAAAATGTAAAATGTGTGGACAAGACTATTCAAATCAAATAGGAAAAGAATTATTAGAAATAGGAAAAAACGATAAAGAATTTTTAAATTGGGTATACAAACAAAGTGGCAATGTTAATAATTGGACTAACAATCTATCAGTAGAATACACATGGTTTCAAAATGAAAAAACTAAAAATAAACTTATAGATTATATAAGCAAACATATCACACACTTAACTATTATTGGTGGTGAACCAACAGTTATACCAGAGTTCTATGCATTACTAGATTATTGTGACGATAAAGATACACTAAAAAATAAAGACATAACGATAGTAACTAATCTTACTAATACCAATCCTAAAATGACACAATGGTTTCCAAAAATGAAGAACTGGACGATATGGGCAAGTATAGATGGTCTTGGAGACATAACCGAGTACATTAGATATCCTAGTAGCTTTAAAAAAGTAGTTGAAAATTTAAATTTTTATAAAAAACTTGTACTAGAAAGTGGTAATGGAAAAATAATGTTTAGTCCTGCTATACAATTATTAAACATTCATCAATTAGATGATATGCTAAAATGGTTTATAGATTTTGCTGACGGTAATTGGGGCAAACAATTTAATGTATCATGGATGTCTCAAGTTTGGTATCCTCGTATTTGCAATTATGATACTGCACCAAAACAATATAGATTACAAGTAGCTAAGAAACTTGAAAAAAGTATAGAATATTTTAGTACATACAAATCTATATCAAACTTTTATAACAAACAAATAGAAAATTTAAGAGGAGATTTTCTAAATACAAGTGAAGAACAAAACCTACAACAATCATTTATTAGATATAATGACACACAAGATAACCACAGAAAAAATAAAACGTGGCGAAAATTACTGCCAGAGCTAGAACAATCATTGACAGAGCACCTAGCATAATATAAAATACAATAATGAAAATATCCGAAGATGTATTAAAAAGTAAAGGTATTCCTTACATACAAAAATATCCATACGGTGAACTAGCTAAAGTTACCAAAAATCATAAAAGACATTATGAAACTCCCGACGGTAGACAAGTACCTTCTGTAACAACAGTTTTATCTGCAACAAAAGATATGACACAGTTAAACGCATGGCGAAAAAGAATAGGAGAACAAAAAGCACGACAAATTACACAAGAATCTGCAAACATTGGAACCGTTATGCACTCATCTTTAGAAAAACACGTAAAAGGAAAAGAAAGAAAACCTGGCTCTAATCTTATACATCAAAAAGCACACGCGATGGCCAATGTCATTATTGATAATGGATTAAACGATGTTAGTGAAGTATGGGGATCAGAAGTTTCATTACTTTATCCAGAACTATATGCAGGCACAACTGATCTTGTAGGTGTATATAAAAACGAACCTGCTATTATGGATTTTAAACAAGCACGAAAACTTAAAAAGAAAGAATGGACTGAAGATTACTTTTTACAATTAGTTGCATATGCAGAAGCACATAACAAAATGTATGACACACATATAAGTTCAGGCAGAGTTTTTATTTGCACACAAGACAACAAATTCCAAACATTTGAAATAGACAATTACGACTATTGGGCAGGGCAATGGTACACTAAATTAGAACAATACTACAAGTCAATCCTTTAATAAATAAGTGTAATATGCCGATAGTCCAAATTTCGAGAATACAACACAGACGTGGAAAAGCCACTGATCTACCGCAATTAGCGGCTGGAGAAATAGGCTGGTCTATTGATGATCAAAAATTATACATAGGAAACGGTACCGTGGCAGACGGTGCTCCTGCAGTAGGTAATACAGAAATTATTACTTCAGGATCTTCTGCATTTT